AGCATCTGATGAGGACATGGAAATAGGTTATCTTAATTTTATAATAACAGAAACACTTTCTGATTCAGAACAAACATATTTAAAGAATGCTTTAGCAGCAGACCCTCAACTAAGTTCAATCATGGATAAAGTTTTGCTAACTGCTGCTGAGTTTTCTGGGGCTGGAGAAGTTGATGGCCCCGGAACTGGTGTATCAGACTCAATACCCGCCAGATTATCTGACGGCGAGTTTGTATTCACTAGGAAGGCCACTGACCAAATAGGTGCTGAGAATCTCCAACGAATGATGGATGATGCTGAACGTGCCTTTGATGGTGGTATGATGAGTGGGCAAGACTTGAGAAAGACATCAATGAGTGATGATGATGTTATTCAGCAACAGATGGCTGGCTCAAGTAAAATGCCTAGTATTCGTTAATGCGGCTACCTTGAAGTAACAAGCCCCTATCAGTTTGACGAAACATTTAGATAGGCTACCTTGTAGACAACAAGCCCCGTTTGGAGAAGTAGTATGACTGTTGCAGAAAAAATTGAGGAACAAGAAGCAAATCCTTATAACATGAAGAAAGATTGGCATGATCAAGTAGAGGATAAAAAATTTGATAGTGCTGATGGACTCTTCTTTGAACCTAAGACTAAGAAGGCCACCTCCAGCGATGAAGCTGAAGCCCCTGAAGAGAAAGAGGTAAATTATAAAAAGCGTTATGATGATCTAAAAAAGCATTATGACAACAAAGTCTCTGAGTTTAAACAGCGTGAACAAGAGTTAGTAGCTGAAGCTAGATCAAATGCTCCAGCCTATGAAGCTCCTAAAACCGTTGAAGAAATAGAGGACTTTAGGAAAAAGAACCCAGACCTGTATGAAACAGTTGAGACTGTAGCTCATTTTCAAAACGAACAACAGTTGGCAGATATACGCCAAGAGTTAGTCGCTTTGAAACAACGTGAGTCTGACATAGCTAAGAAAGAAGCTGAAGTTGAGTTGCGTCAAAGGCATCCTGACTTTGAGGACATTCGAGGTGATGAAAGATTTCATGAGTGGGCTAAACAACAGCCTGAACAAATACAAAGCTGGGTATACAATAATCCAAACAATGCTGGTTTAGCTAGTAAAGCTATTGATTTGTTTAAACTTGAACTTGGTATTTCTACACGGTCAACCAAAACGAAGTCTGCATCTAAAGGAAGCGCGGCAGACATGGTTTCGACTAAAACGAAAACTATCGATACTAAGCAACCTAAGATATGGACTGAACGGGAAATCGCTAAAATGTCCATTGCTGAGTTTGATAAGTATGAAGATGATATAAATCAAGCTATCAGTGAAGGACGAGTGACTAAATAATTTGTCTTTTATTGAGGTAATTAAAAATGGCTTATAACCAATCAGATCAATATTTTGAGCCGAGTACGGATACCGATGCTAACTTTGCTAACTCCGTAGCTGGTCAAACTAACTCATATTTCCTTCCTGCTATTTATAGTAAGAAGGTACTAAATTTCTTCCGTAAGGCTTCTGTAGCTGAAGCAATCACTAATACTGATTATGCAGGAGAAATTGCGGCTTATGGTGATTCAGTTCGGATTATCAAAGAACCAGAGATTACTGTTTATCAGTATGAAAGGGGTCAAGATACAACCCAAACTAAACTGACAGACCAAGAAGTAAACTTGGTTGTCGATACGGCAAATGCTTTCAAGTTCATCGTAGATGATATTGAAACTAATATGTCTCATGTCAACTTCCGCGAAGTAGCTGCATCTTCAGCAGCATACTCTCTGCGTGATGCTTTTGACCAAGGCGTACTTGTCACTATGTTTGCTGGTGTATCTGCTTCTAGCCCTAATCATGTTCTAGGTTCAGATAATGCCACTGACTTGGCTGCTGGTACTTTTGATGGTACTGGTAATTTAGATATTGGTTTCGCTTCTGGTGAGCATGATCCTATCGATGTTCTTTCACACATGGCCCGTCTGCTTGACGAGCAAAATGTTCCTGAAGAGGGTCGTTGGTTCCTAGCTAACCCAGAGTTCTATGAGCAGCTTGTACAGACTTCATCAAAACTGATGAGTACTGATTTCAATGCTGGTCAGGGATCAATCCGTAATGGTTTGGTGTCCTCTGGTAAGCTACGTGGATTTGATATGTACAAGACTAACAACATTGCAGCTACATCTAATGCAGCAGGTAAATGTATTGCAGGTCACATATCTTCTACGTGTACTGCTCAGACTATTGTTAATACTGAAGTAATTCGTGATCCAAGCAGCTTTGGTGACATAGTGCGTGGCCTCCATGTTTATGGAGCTAAGGTACTACGTGGCGAAGCACTGGTTTCCGCTTTCTACGGTATCGACTAATATTATCGGGGGTCTGAAATATGGCCCCCTTTAATTAAACTAAGAGGATATACATATGAAATGGTCTAAACCTACTTATGAAAAAGTAAGACTTGGCTTTGAAGTTACAATGTATTTCAAAAATAGTTAAGGTAAATTAGATGCCACAGCTAGGAAGTGAAAAAAATCCAATTAGGTTTAATGTAAAAGATAAGCGCAAGATTCGCGCTGCTTATATGCGTAATGAAGACAGAAAAAAATACGAAGATAACTATGATCGTATTTTTAGAAATCCAAATAATCCTGTGAATCACAAAGAGGAAAGTTAAGATGTATCATGGTGACAAGAAAAAAATGATGATGGGCGGTAAGAATAATAAGAAGATGATGGGTCATGGCGGCGAAGCTAGAGAAAAGAAGATGATGGGTGGAGTTGCTACTGGCGGCTCTGGTTCTCAGCCTTCATACGGTGGTGACATAAACTCTGCAATGCCTCGCGCAACGGCTAACTAAAATGACTACTGTTGTTTCTAGTGCCAGTTACAAATCTATCCAAGAAAAGGAAAGAGTTTGTGCAGAGGCTACGGGTAATCAGTTCCCGTATCAAAAACAAGCTGACTTAAAATATCCAAAAGTCCGTAATGAGCAGGAGAAGCCTGATGCAAGTAAAGGCTCCTGATGGCTATCATTGGATGAAAAGTGGCAAGACTTACAAACTAATGAAAGATCCGAAGGGTGGATATAAACCACACAGAGGAGCTTCAAAATCTGCTAACTTTGAAATTCAAAAGGTTCATTCAAAATAATGGCTAAGACATATCTACAATTAACAAACGAGCTATTACGAGAGTTAAATGAAGTTGTTTTAACTTCTTCTAATTTTAGTTCTGCTATTGGTATACAAGCTCACGCCCAAGATTGTATAAACAGAGCATATTTAGATATGGCAACCGAAGAACCTAAATGGCCTTTTTTAGCAACGGGGCTTAGTGGTAGCACAGATCCCATGTACGGGAATGTATCTGTGGACACTGTGGCTGGTACAAGATGGTATGAGTTAAAGCCAGCTAGTAGCAGCTTAACGACTGACTATGGAGCTATAGAGTGGGAAAATTTCTATTTAACCACTGTGGGTGTTTCTGGTGAGTCAGCCCCTTTTGTTTCTAAAAATTTAGAATACATAACTATTGATACTTGGAAAGACTTTAGAAGAACTAGCGAAAATGCTGACGATGCTGATCAAGCCCAAGGTGGAGTGCCTGATGCAGTGATAAGAAGCAATGATGGACGTTTGTTTGGATTAAGTCCTATACCCGATAAAGTATATAAAGTTTTCTTTTTTGCTTATGATCTCCCTACAGAGTTATCGGCACACGATGATACTATCGTGTTTCCTGATGTATATAGTTCTACTCTATTAGCTAAAGCAAGGTATTACATACATCAATTTAAAGAAAATTCACAAGCCGCTGCATTTGCTTTGGATGATTACAAGAAAGGTCTCAGAAGCATGAGAGAGAATCTTTTAGATCCAAGCACATCTTATTTTAAAGATGATAGAGTGGTGTTTGTGTAATGTCTTTAGCATTTGGTTTATCTTGCAGAGGAGGACTAAATACTAACCTAAACTCATTAGAGCTTTTGGGTCAGCCGGGATTTGCCACATCTTTAGAAAACTTTGAAGTAGACCCTGATGGTGGGTACAGGAGGATAAATGGTTTTACTGCTTTTGGCGGTAGTAGTGCTGCTAGACCTAATAGCACAAATAGAATATTAGGAACTTTTCCGTATGCAGATGGAGTAATAGTCTGCTCTGGAACAAGTATTTACTTCAGCAACACAGGCACATCTTGGTTAGAAATAAATCGAAGTAGTGTTTCTGCAAGTGGAGATAGTCACTCTACTTTTACTGGTAGGTCTGTATTGACCAGATCAAGTCAGGGCCAAGCTAGTTTTGTTTTGTTTGAAGGTGCAGCTTTTGATTATGGTGAAGTTATAATAGCTGATGGAGCTAATAAACTTTACTCATTTAGAATGGAAGGTACTGGCGCGTTAAGCACCCGTACTTTTTTTGCATCTGAAATAACTGTAACAGGCACTAAGTTTGTAAAGTATATAACTATCCATGATCATCACTTAATAGCCGCTGGGGTAGAAGACAACTTAAATACTATATTTTTTAGCGTCTATAACGACCCTTCTGATTTTTCAGGAAGTGGGTCAGGCTCAGTAACTCTGTCAGATCAAGTTCAAGGTATACGAGGATTTAGAACAGATTTAATTATATTTAATAAAAATAGTATACAGAAACTTGTAAATATAAATGATACATCTAGTGTAAGAATTGATCCTATTGCAGAAAACGTAGGGTGTCTCTCAGGATATTCAATTCAAGAGATTGGTGGTGACTTAGTATTCTTAGCTCCTGACGGTATAAGAACTATCGCAGGTACAGCAAGAATTGGAGATACAGAGTTAAGTTCAGTATCTAGACAGATACAAAGTATTATTACATCTCTTGCTAGAAATATAAATGATTTTGTTATAGATAGCACTGTAATCAGGTCTAAATCACAGTACAGACTTTTTTATGCAGGAGCGTCTGCATCACCCGCAACCTCTAAAGGGATCATAGGAACTTTTACAGGACAAGGCTTTGAGTGGTCTGAGACAAAAGGAATACAAGCCTTTGGTTTAAGTTCAGGATTTGATAAAGATGGAGTAGAAAAATTTTATCATGGTGATAAAGATGGATATGTCTATAACCATGATACAGGCGTTTCATTCTTATTAGATGGGTCTGAAACAAATATATTATCTACATATGAAACTCCAGATTTAGATTTTGGAGATATTGGAACATTAAAAACTTTAAAATATGTAAAGACATCAATATCTCCAGAGGGAGATGTGTCTCCAGTTCTAAGAGTTAGATACGATTATAAAAGTTTAGATTTACCACAGCCTGATGACATAACTTTATCAGACATTCCATTACCTGCGATCTTTGGACTTGCTAATACGACATTTGGTTCTGCTACATTTGGAGCTAGTAATGAACCAATGGTTAGAACAACTTTAACAGGAAGTGGACATACAGCAAGCCTTAGAGTAAGAACAAATGATAAAAATCGTTCGTATGGAATAAATGGCTTTTACATAGATTATATGCCATCAGGTAGGAGATAACAATGGCACAAAGTTATACAAGACAAAGCACATTTGCAGACGGAGATACTATAACTGCTGCATTATTTAATAATGAGTATAATCAACTATTAAATGCTTTTAGTTATTCTTCCTCTAGTGCTTCTTCAACCGGACATAGACATGATGGCACTGCTGGAGAAGGTGGTAACATTCACACTATTGGCGATTTAGACTTTCTAAATAAAGTAGTAGTTGATGGAAGTAATAATCGCATAGGTTTTTTTGTAGAGGTATCCAGTGCTGCTGTAGAGCAAATTAGAGTACAGGATGGAGCTATAGTACCTGTAACAGATAATGACATTGATTTAGGTACAAGTTCTTTAGAGTTTAAAGATTTATTTTTAGATGGGACAGCAACAGTAGATGCTCTAGTTGCTGATACGGCAGATATAAATGGTGGAACTATTGATGGTGCTACAATTGGTGCTACTTCTGCAAGCACCGGAGCGTTTACAACCCTTAGTGCTTCTGCTGCTGTTACACTTAGCAGCACTCTATCTGTGCAAGGCAATACCACTCTTGGAAACGCAGCATCAGACACAGTTACCGTTACCGCCGACATTGCGTCAGATCTTATACCCAGTGCTGATAGTACTCACAGTCTTGGGGATAGCTCTAATTATTGGTCGAATGCCTTTATAGATGCTATTACTACAACAGGTAATGTATCTGTTGGAGGTAACCTTACAGTTACAGGCACTACCACATTTAATGGCGGTACACTTACTCTGGGAGATGCATCAGACGACAATGTTGTATTTGGTGCAGATGTAAATAGTAGTATTATTCCCAATACAGATGACACCTATGACCTAGGTTCCTCTAGTCAAGAATGGCGAGATTTGTATGTAGATGGCACAGCTTATTTAGATAGTATTAATTTTAATGGTACTGCTATTAGTGCTACAGCAGCTGAGTTAAATATCCTAGATGGGGTAACTTCGACTACAGCAGAGCTTAATATATTAGATGGAGTTACAAGTACAACTGCTGAATTAAATATATTAGATGGAGTTACATCAACTGCAAGTGAGTTAAATCTTGTAGATGGCTCTTCCGCAGGTACAGTGGTTAATAGCAAGGCAGTTATCTATGGTTCATCTGGAGAGGTAAAGGGAACAACATTTCAAACTGCTACAAATACTTCTGGCAATTTATTAATTGCAAACGGAACAGGATTTGCGTCTACAGCTGTAGGAGATCTTTCAGAGATAAGTTCAATAGCTAGTAATGATGTTCTTCTTGCTGTAGATACTTCTGGTGGAGGTTTAAAAAGAGTAACAAGAAGCACTCTTGTAAGTGGATTGGCTGCTGGAACTATGACAGATGTTGTAGATGATACTACTCCGCAGTTAGGTGGTGACTTAGATGTAAATGGTAATGCTTTAGTTTCTACGTCTAATGGAAATATTGCACTTACTCCAAATGGAACAGGTGTTGTAAGGTTAGATGGTAATGTTGATGTCCAATCGGGTGAGATTGTTCTTAAAAATAGCGGTTCTGTATCTAATGTTAAGTTTTACTGTGAAGTTTCTAATGCTCACTACACACAGCTACAATCAGCAGCCCATAGTGCATATAGTGGAAATGTAACGGTTACTTTACCTACGTCTACCGATACGTTAGTAGGTAGGGCTACAACAGACACTTTAACCAACAAAACATTAACTTCTCCTGACATTAATACACCCGACATTGATGGCGGTACGATTGATAGTACAGTAATTGGAGGCTCTACAGCAGCCGCAGGATCTTTTACTACACTATCAGCATCTAGCACATTTACTCTTGGTGGAACTGCTATAACATCTACAGCAGCAGAGTTGAATATTTTAGATGGTGTTACAGCTACAGCAACTGAATTAAACTTACTAGATGGAGTTACGGCAACAACTACAGAATTAAATTATGTAGATGGTGTAACCTCTGCTATTCAAACACAGCTAGATGCAAAAGCTCCTACAGCATCTCCAACATTTACAGGATTAGTAACAGTAAATGGAACTGATGCAGTAAAAGTCCCGGCAGGTACAACTGGTCAACGTCCTACAGCCGCACAAGGTCAGATAAGATTTAATACAACCACAAGTGGTTTTGAAGGATACAATGGCACTGCTTGGAGTTCATTAGGCGCACAGTTTTCTTATACTAGAACAAACTTTACTGCTACATCAAGTCAAACAACATTCTCCGTTTCCTACGATGTTGGATATGTAGATGTATTTATGAATGGTGTAAAACTTATTGTAGGCACAGATGTAACAGCAACTAATGGTACATCAATAGTTTTAGCTTCTGGCGCAGCATCAGGAGATTTAATAGAGGTTATAGCCTATGAAACATTTGCTGTAGCTAATGCTCTTACAGCAGCAAACAATCTTTCTGATGTAAACAGTGCTGCTACTGCGCTTACTAATCTAGGACTTACAGCTACCGCAGCAGAATTGAATATTCTAGACGGAGTAACGTCTACGGCGGCTGAACTTAACATACTTGATGGAGTAACTGCTACGACAGCGGAACTAAACATCTTGGATGGTGTTACTTCAACAACAGCAGAACTAAATATACTAGATGGTGTTACTAGCACTGCCTCAGAGCTAAACATCTTAGATGGTGTTACAGCAACTACCGCTGAACTAAACTATTTAGATATTGCAACTTTAGGAACGTCAGCAGCTTCAAAAGCCTTAACAGCAGATGCAAATGGCGTAGTTACTTTTGATAATGGCAAAATAGAAGAGTCAACTGCAATTACTTCTAGTTCAAATGCAGCCACTATCAACCTGCGTGATGGCGATAACTTTACGCACACTCTAACTGAGAACGTGACTTATACATTTAGCAACCCTGCCGCATCAGGCAAAGTCAGCGCATTCACGTTAAAGGTCGTTCAAGACTCTAGTGCCAGAACAATTACTTGGCCCGGTAGCGTAGATTGGGCGGCAGCTACAGCACCAACTTTGACAGCAACTTCTGGTGGTGTTGATGTGTTTGTATTTGTTACTTATGACGGTGGTACAAATTACTATGGCTTTACAGCTGGACAGGCAATGGGTTAATGAGCAGCGCAAATAAATTACTACAAGCCGCCTCTGGTAATGCGGGTGAAGCCGTCTATGTGGATGATGTGTTCTCCACAGATTTATGGGATGGGAACGGCAGCAGCGTGACCGTAACTAATGGTATTGATTTTTCTGGCGAAGGTGGATTGGTCTGGGAGAAGCGAAGGTCAACAGCTGGTGATAATATTTTAATTGATACAGTGCGCGGCGGAAACAAAGCGGTGTTTTCCAACGACAATAGCGCCGAATATACAAATGCTCAGTTGATAACCTCGTTTAATTCCAATGGATACGCTCTCGGGTCTTATGCTGGTGTCAACCAAAACGGAGAGACACATGTAGGCTGGAGTTTTCGGAAGCAGCCGGGCTTCTTTGATGTAGTGACTTATACGGGTAATGGAACTACGTCACAATCAATTTCACACAATTTAGGCTCTGTTCCCGGAAGCATCTTTATTAAGGGAAGATCAACCAACAAAGATGGGTATGTATATCATACGTCACTTGGAGGGGGTAGCAACGGACGCCTAGCTTTAAAGCTAAACACAAATGACGCAGCAAGTGACTCTGGAGGTTTTGCTGCTGTACCAACTGATTCGGCGTTTACAGTGAACTACGCTGCAAACACTTCAGGCGTAACCTATGTTGCCTACCTATTTGCAGGGACAGGCGATTCAGACAGTCAGATATTCGGTGATGATAGCGATGAGGCTATTATAAAGTGTGGGAGTTATACGGGTACAGGCTCATCTGGGAATGCGATAAACGTTGGTTTTGAGCCACAGTTTGTAATCATCAAAAGGGCCACTGGAGGAACTGGCAACTGGATGCTTGAGGATATGATGCGGGGAATGAATCATAACGAAGCGGCTTATCTTTATGCCAATTTAAATTCGGCTGAACAAGTCTCATCTAGCAGCCCCACAATAAAAGTAACTGCTACCGGATTTGAAATAGAAAGTACATCAACATCTTATAATACGTCTTCAAGTGACTACATCTACATAGCAATCCGCAGACCTATGAAGGCACCTGATTATGGCACGGATGTTTTTGCCGCATCAGCAGGTGGTTCTTCTGGTCTTTTAACTTTCGACACTAATTTTAGAGTGGATTTTAATTGGTTGAAAGGTTACACCACAACTTCTGTATGGTATGTCAACACAAGAATTACAGGAGAA